ATATAAAACTTACTATTTGATTATGAACTTGATTGTCCATGTTCTAATTCCTTTCTTGCCTCATTTATGTTGGCTATCAAGCTACTTTTATCATACAACAAATACTGTCCCCTAAAACGGTCTTAATCTTCAGCTTTGCTATCATCGGCAGCGCCGCCGGAACGAATCCAATCATCCACCTCTGACAGCTTGAATTTCCACAGCTTACCCACTTTATAGGCTGGCATATTTCTTTTAGCGATCCACTGCAAAATGGTTTCTCTGCCAACGCCAAGGTATGCTTGGACTTCTTTCAATGTTGACCATTTTTCAATGTTCTCGTTACCCAATTTAGTTACCTCCAGATCTCTTAAATGTCTTGTTCTCTACTACAATCGTTACATTGAATGGGCTTGAATAGTTTGGGTAGCACTCTTTATTGTTTTTATCAACCATAACCCAATGACTTTCAAAAGCGTCCTCATCGCCACGGGCATCGAATTCAACCGACACAACAGCTCGTCCATTTGGAGCCGTATCCGGTATGTCAATTGACAGCTGCATGGCACATGGAGTGATAGAATCCTCGTTTATGCAGATAAGCCTTCGGCCCGTCCATGCGACCTTACCAGAGTTAAGTAGTTTCCATGTGTGGGTGAAGTGCTCGTAAAAATCAACGACATGTCGCCGGTCGGCAGATGCCGTTTCAATCCAGAAAGCATCTCCATCATAGAGCGGCTTATGGAATGACGGCTCGTCCGTTTCCGGCTGGGACAAATACTGCTGATAGTTCGTCGCTACGACATCAGCATCGGAATCCGGCTCGTGTATGATTATCTGAAGCTGGTCAGCGAGGGCTTTTGTCAAAGCCGAAGCATTTATATCTGCGTCCGTTGCGATCGTGAAGTAGTTCATCACGGTTCTGACGGACGCTTTTTTTATATGCTCCGACAGGTACTTCGCAAGACCGGGAGTATTTATCGGATTTGGAAAAGAGCTTCTGTGGTTCCTCGAAAGAAGCTTGCCGCCATTGAACAGTTTTACCCCGTAATTTGAGTTGCTATAGGCACCTTTCTTTGTAAAGGAGTAGCTACTGCCTGCAGCTTTAAAGACGTCAATTACAAACGCATCTTGATTTGGTACGCCTTCTGTAGAGTTGTATATACCCCTGCAAAAATGAGCGAAATCTATGCAAATCACCCCTTTCAGAAAAAGTCCTATCAAAAGTCCTGAAAGTCCTTTTTTCATGGTCCTTGCGCTTATAGGAAGTCCTTTTTCATCTCGGTATCTTATTAGTGGATGGCGGAGATGAGAGAGACTGAGCCGTCGGCCTGTGGACCTTGATATTTTATTATATCACACTCGAGCCCAAAAATCAATAGCATTGGGCAATAACAGGCACAAACCGATACAAACTCACTTTCAAGCAATCGCCATTCAACAGAAGCCGCCTCTCAGCTCGTTCACCGGCCATGAACGATCCGGAGCTGAGTGGTCGGCAGCATCAACAGCCTACTATCCGGATTAGGAAGCTGAACCTGACAAGGAGGGACAAGCAGTGACAAAGCGTGAACGTAACAACTGGATCGTGAACATTGAAAACACCGCTGCTGCCATCGAGTCTCAGTTGGGCTCAGCAGTAGTTGAATCTGTTTTCAAACGCTACGGCGCACACGGCACTTGGAACCTTAACCCAAGCGACCTGCCTGAAATTTTCAGCGAACTGTACGCCATCGAAGTGGATCTCGACTAAAAAACTGTCCTGAGCAAGACAGAAAACTGCTCACCGTCAGGGACTGCACCGACTGATCACCGGTGGCTCAACGGTTCCTGACGGCCACAAGTAAATATCATCAGCTGCCTTTTGAGCGGGAAGCTGCAGACCGGAACGGAGAAATCTCCGTCGGGACTGTGGTTGGATTTCTATACCCATTTTGCAGCTGACCATGAAGGTTTCCTCCGTTCCAAGCAAATCGAACGGAGGAAATTTTCATGCAAAACAACGACAAGAAGTACTTTATCCCGGTCAACGGGACCCCTATCGAGGTCAGCGAGGAAATTTACAGGGCATACTACCAGCCCATCTGGAACACCCGCTACCATGCCCAGAAGAACGGTGAGTGCCGCTGCACCAAGGCCCAGCTTTGGAAGTGTGACGGTGTTTGCCCCGGCTGCCCGTTCTACGCTGCCGGTAAGAAGGTTTCCATCGACACGCCTATCGGCGGCGAGGAAGACGAGATTACCCTTGGTGACACGCTGGCCGATGACGCACCGTCTGCGGAGTCCATCCTTATGGATAAGGAACTGCTAGACGCTCTATACGCCGAGCTGAATCGCCTTGACCCGGACGGCAGACGCATCTGCGAGCTTATCATGCAGGGCAAGACGGAGCGTGAAATCGCTGCCGACATGGGCAAACGCCAGTCGACCATCAATTACCAGAAGAACAAGGTGTTCTCCATCCTGCGTGAAGCCCTGAAGGACTTCATCTAATACCCAACAAAGGCCGCCGTGGAAGCAATTCTGCGGCGGTCAAATATTTTTTCAGTTTTTTTCGTTCAAAACACCGGTTTCCCTCCAGTGGGTACTGAGGACAGCAAAACAACACAGGTCCTCAGAAAGGAGGAACCGCCAATGAGTGAGTCCAGACCCAACAAGGACGTCACCGATGAAGAGCTCATCGGAGTGCTTACGGCAATCAGCGTAGTGTCAAGACGTCTGGCGAGGAAGCTGATTCAGCTGAACCAGACAAGCCAATCTCAGGAAGGAGGAAATCAGGATGAGCAAAACGAGCGAAATGGAAGCGACCATCAGAGAGTTACGGGATATTGCATCTTCTATTAACGACATCGCCAACTGGCTGACCGGCGCATTCAGCGGCACAGAGGAAGCGGCCCCTGCTCCGGAACCGGAAAAGGCACTCACCCTCGAAGAGGTCAGAGCGATTCTGGCAGAAAAGTCCCGTGATGGCTTCACCGCTCAGATCCGTGACCTTCTCCTGAAGTACGGTGCCAAGAAGCTCTCCGAGGTTGACCCGGTAAGCTACAAGGCTCTGGTGGCGGATGCGGAGGTGTTCGGAAATGCCTAAGCACGCACTTCTCTCTGCATCATCTTCGCACAGGTGGCTCAACTGCCCACCTTCGGCAAGGCTCTGTGAAGGCTATGACGACAAAGGCAGCGATTTCGCAGCCGAAGGTACCGACGCCCACGCTCTTTGTGAGTTCAAGCTCCGGACAGCACTCGGTTTGGAAGCAAAAGACCCGACCGAAGACCTCACTTGGTACAACTCCGAAATGGAGGAATGTGCCAACGGGTATGTGTCCTTCGTAATGGAGCTGGTCGAGGAGGCCAAGAAGACCTGCCCGGACCCCGTGGTCCTGATCGAACAGCGGCTCGACTACTCCAAGTACGTCGAGGAGGGCTTCGGCACCGGCGACTGCGTCATCATTGCAGACGGTACTCTTGATATCGTGGATTACAAGCACGGGAAAGGCGTGGAGGTATCTGCGGTAGAGAATCCCCAGATGATGCTG